TGTGGGATGTATTTGGACGGCACATCGCCAGCCAGCAGCGTATCTAGGTGGGTCGCGGTCGCGGGACACTTAAACTCCACAAGCCCGTCATCACCTACAAGGCCGTCAGGGGACGCGCCAGAGTTTGTAATGCGCGGGTGGTCTATGAACCCCACCTCCTCCACCAGTTCGCCTGTGCGGGCGCTGTAGGCGGCTCTGGCGTGCGGCTCCTGCTCTGTCCCCCACTCCATGTGCGCGTTCGTAAACGTGCTGGCGGGCTGGCCTGTGAGGCGTTCGCAGATCAGATCGGCCATCAGGTTTGCGCGAGACGCGCCGTACCCTGTCTTGGTCTTGGCGATCACATCAGCCACACGGGAGGCGGTGACCTTGCCGAGCCGTGCGGTGTGCCATTCGGTAGTGCGCTGTTCCATCACACCAACTCCTTCTTGCGGGTTTGGAAAGCGTCCATGTGCAACTGGCGGGCATCTACTGGCAGCGACTTAAACAGCGCCGTCAGGGATGCTACGTCAGGTTGTGCGGCGATCTGCGCCAGCACAGCAAGGTCAGGCGCGGCCACCTCATGCGTTGTTGCATCCGCATCGTTGTCGCCCTCGGTCGGTATGCAGAACGCTTGGAATGCGGCGTACTTGTACGCAGCAGACATGGCCTTGTTGCTCGCCTTGTCTCCGCTATCCATTGCCTCGCCAATCGTGACAACCGTGTGCTTGCTGCCATCTTCAGCAGCGACGAAATCAAACTCCACCGTGAGCGTGACGTAGAACAGCGCACCGCCCTGACGGTTCTGCCGCTCCACCACCTCGCGTGCTGTTACGCGGGGCAAAATGCAAAGACCGTGTTTGGCAAGGAGAGGCGATAGCGCCCCGTACACTTGGTCAATGCCACGAAACTTGTAGCCCTGCGACTGGTTCTTGCTGTCTTTGCTAATACCAATCTTGCTCAACTCGGCGGTGATTGCCGCGATCTTTTCATACACCTTCATCGTTGTTCTCCTTCAGTTCTGCCAATGCGCGGTTGCAGGCGTCAATGCGCTCCGCCTCCTCGCGTTCCTGTAGTTCCTGATCCTGCTGGTGCCACCAACTGTCGTCGTCCTGCCAGATGTCATCGGGTTCCATGCGTCACCTCCGCATCGCAAGAATGACCGTCGCAAGGCTCTACGAGCGCGGCCAGCAGGTACACGGCAACAATGAGCAGGACTACGGGCCAGAGTGAGGGGCGCTTATTCATCGGCGCTGTCCTCGTAGTGACCGGCCTCGGCGGCGCGGGCCTCGGCGTGATCCACGCACTCGGCCTTGAGATCGTCAATCTCGGCGTCGGTCAGGTAACGGATGTCAGCCTTGGCGTTGATGCTGACGTAATCGCTGCGGCGTACTGAGTCGCTCTCGCAGCCCTCAGGGTAGTACCCAAGAATCCAGACTTCATCTAACTCTACAAACGTGCCGCGTTCGTCAGCGTCAAACGAGTAAGCGACTTCAATTTCGCAGTAAAGGCCAAGGATGTGTCGTTGGGTGGTAAGCATTTCTGTTGCTCCTATTATCGGTAAGACCAAACGCTGCGACCACGCGCTTTCAAAAGCGGCTCAACTTCCGCAACCGTCGTCCGCATCGTTGCAACGCGGAACCCTTCATCGTCGTGCCAATAAATGGTTGCGCCAAGTTTTAAGTAACTTGTGTCCCAAGACGCAGGACGATCCATGCGCGTAAGCGCATAACGCGGAGAATCAAGCGCTTCTTCTAGAGTCATATCTGTTGCTCCTAAAAGAAGGCGGGTTTGCAGTCCCCGCCCGTAATAATTAACAAACGTATTCAATTTTCGGTGACGTTGTGTCACAGAACAAAAACCCGTCTCCCTCGCTGCCAACATTGCCACAATTTTGGCAATAGCCACGAGCAAAAACTTGGTCTATCTGAAACTTTTGAGTTTTGCCGTTGAATTTGACATCGGCTTGAAAACGCACTTTCGTGCTTTCGCATTTTTTGCATACTAAATTTTGCGCGGCCATTTTTATCTCCTATCTGTGGATGCGTTGTGTCTGTCAACGAGGCCAGTTTAGCAAACTAAACAGACAATGCAATACCCCTAGCAAAAAAAAGTTTAAGCCCCTAAACTGCCCGCCTATGGACATCCAAAAACTTATCCACAAGTACGGAAGCCAGCAGGCGTTGGCTAAGGCGTTTGGCGTCACCAAGGGGGCCGTAAGCCATTGGGTCAAGGCAGGGGCCGTTCCCGCCGCTCGGTTATGGCAATACAAGGCTGGGCTAGTAAAGCCCCCACAGGGCCGCTAATGCGGTTACAGAGGGCCAGAAACGACAAACCCCCACAGGGGGGCTGTGAGGGCTTGACGCGGCTTTCGGGAAGCCTGTACGCTCGGGTTGCAGTTCGGCGTAGAGGCAGTTTAACAGCGTTAACTAGCCTGTCAACAAGCCCCTACGTCATTCGCTCGGGTACTCTGGTCGGGGAAACAACGCACAGAGCCACCTTAAACCTAGATCGGGGCGGCCAGCCTCTAGGTGCGCGGCGTCAGTCGGGAAGCGCAAATGGCACTCAAGGGGACGAACCTTGAGCAAAAGTAGCCGACAGCGGATGGCTCCGTCAGTCATCAATTCCGCACGATCCCGAGTTAGGCGCACTCTGTCTCTAACTCCGTGCGGATTCACCATCAGTCATCAGGGTTTTAAGCATGGGAGATGAAACTTCATACCCCGAGAGTAAGCCCAGTCAGCCCAGAGAAGATATTGGGCAATCAGCGAGAGTCATGTGGGATGAGTTGGTCAGGGAGTCACCGCTCAACCGTCTGCGTTACCTTGATGCTCGGTTAGCCGCTGGAGCGGAGATTGATCGGGAACGTGTGGCACAACTCGTCCGTGAGGCAGGTGCCAAGGCAGTATTGTCAGACCCTGATGCGGTGGGCCTAGTGCGTCAACTGTGGGGTGAAAGGGCTGTGGAGAGGTTGAGAGATCGTGCGAATACCCCCGTTGAACGGTTACCCGAGTAACAGGATTTGGTGGCAAATATGGTTAGGCAGACTGGTGAATGAGGCGCGATGCGATACGCCGCAAGACGGGACAGCAACGACAAAATCATCACGGAAGCCCTCCGTAAAGCAGGTTTTCAGGTACACGATTACGCTCAAGTCGGTTCCGTCCCAGACAAGTTGGTTACGAAAACGCTCCCTGACACAACGGAGTGGGTCTGCTGGGTTGAAATCAAAGCCCCAAAAGGCCGTATTACCGAAAGCCAAGAGCGTTTCCGACGGATATTTGAGGGACGCGGTGAGTTCTACGTTGCCCGTGACCCCGAACAAACAATCCAAGAAATGACAGATCGCTACCTTGCGGCAATTAAACCCGAACACCTACGCTAGGAGTTTCTTGCGTTGGCCTTTGTAATGGGTAATCAGCGGGTGACCGCCGAACTCGGGAAGTCCCGCCCATTCACTCTCGGGAAGGTCAACGACGGGGTGCATCCTTGCGTACTCCCGCAAAACCTCCTGATCGCCGTACCAGCGCCAGAACTTCTCGGGCAGGGCGTAATACATTTCGGTCAGGTCAGCCCAGACCCCGGCATCTGCCGTGATCGTGCAGCACCCGACGTAGGGGTACAGGCTATCCAGCGTGCGCCCTGCGTACTCGGGGAACTCCAGCCCCCGCTGACGGATGTTGAATATGGCGTCACGGTTATACGACCGCCGACACATCGCCACAGACCCCTCGCCTAACGCACGCGCAACGCTTATGGGGCGATTTACGATCATGTCGGTGTCTAGGTATAGGGCAGGCTCGTCTAGGCCCAAATCGGCCCACGCGCTTGTGCGGCAAAGCATGAGGTACTGCCGGTCAACGTCCGTGGCGTGCGTCCATGTGACCCCCTCAACAGTCGGGGTATCGCGGTCGGTGACTTGTACGATCTCTGCGCCCGGATTGTGGGCCAAGATAGAACGGACAAGGGAGGTCGGGAGGGTTAAATCCTCACCGACATGGAAAAACACAAACATAGGCCGATTATGCTGAACCTAAACCGTAAACGTCTATCCCGCGCAATCTGGGACACCCTGTTCGACGGGCTGGATGACCTGCCGTGGGAGCGAATCTCACGCCTTGAGAGCCTAGACCCTGACCGCAAGACCGGCTCCACGGCCCACGCCAGCCTGATCGCGCTTTGGGCAGTAGTGCGGTATTTCAGGCCGAAGCGTATTGCCGAAATTGGCACCTACATCGGCAAGTCCACATTTGTGCTATCGCGTGACGGTGCCGAGGTGCATACCTGCGACATGACGCACGATTTCAAACTGCCGATCCACGGGAATATCCATCAGTACCACATGGGCAGCACGCAGATGCTGGCGGGGTTGGAGGGCAAGATTGACCATCTGCACCTAGACGGTCGGTTACAAACCGACGATAAAGCGCACCTTGAGCGGTTATGCCACGCCGAAACCATCATCACGCTGGACGACTTTGAGGGCATCGAAAAGGGCGTGTGGAATGCGATGCAGATGAACGTGAGTCAGCGCATCTTGGTGTACCCACCCGAACGGCAGTTGACAGAGCGTTTTGCAATCGGGGATGCTACGACTGCAATCATCCTGCCTAACCTCATGTTGACGCCGCAATGAGCCATAAAGACGCTGCTGAATTCGTAGGGGTCTTGCTGCACAGCAGTACGGCGGCCCATTACCTGCACCTCAACACGCCGTCTTATGCCGCCCACAAGGC